AGAGCTATAAGGAGAAGATATGTTATTTAAAAGACCAAGAAAAAGAAAAGAAGATCCAGAATTATTACCAGTAGATGAGTTTGAAGAGAAAGCATCCAGAGTACCTATTGATGAATCAACAATATTAGGTATTGGATATGGAGATAACTATGTAAATAGGATAATACAAAAGTCAGGATTAACCACAGCAGAGATGTGGGAGTGTTATGTTCAAGATGAATGGGTAAGAGCTTGCGTTGACAAGATAATTAAAGAAGTAGTTAAGTATCAAATAACAGTAGTACCAAAAGAAACGTCTGATGAGATATCACCAGAAACTCAACAACATATTGATGAAGTAACTGAACTATTGGATAATCCTAATAGTAAAGTAGAGTCATTTGATAATATACGAAGAAAATATTTAAGAGATATTTTAGTATATGATGCAGGAGCATTAGAGATAGTATATTCTAATTCAGGAGAAGCTGAAGTAACAGCATCTCTTAAAGAACTAAATAAGGAATTAGTACATTTAACACTAAGTAGAAAATTAACTATAGACGATAAAGCAATAGAAAGATTAGATAATGAGATTAAAGAAACAAAAGAAAAATCTAAATATTGTAATAAACAATTAAAAGAAATTAAGAAAGCAGTTCAAGCTAAAGGTAATGTACCTGTTGAATTATATGATGTAGCTGGAGTTAATGTAAAAGTTAATGTAGATTTAAATGGTAATTTTAAAGATAATGAACCAGCATATTATTATTATAAAAATTCAACAGCAGGAAAACCAGATGCGTTATTTAATAAAGATGAGTTAATATATTTTATTCAATATCCAACAGCAGGTAGAATATATGGATTATCTCCTATTGAAACATTATATGATACAGTTCAATCAGATATAACAGCAGCAATAATGAATAGGAGAAGATTAGATAACGATGGAATGATATCAGGTGTATTATCTTTTCCAGGTATGAGTTCAAAGAAATTACAAAGGAACCAAAATTTCTGGAGGATGCAAGCAAGAAAGAAAGGAGCAAGATTAGTATTAACATCAGTAGATGCTAAATTTACTAAAGTAGTTGAATCACATCAAGAGATGCAATTTATGGAGTATCAAAAATGGATACTTGTAAAGATAATGGCAGTCTATGGAATGCAACCGATTGTATTAGGAGTTATAACTGAAAATACAGGTAAATTAAATTCAGAAGAACAGAGAAAGCAGTTCAAATCAGATGCAGTATTACCTTTGATTGAATTGGAAACTCATCATTTAACTGATGTATTAATACAACAAGGTTTTGGATATGAGGATATTAAGTGTAGTTATGTAGAACCTACTCAAGAATCAACTCAAACAGAAAATGTAGATAAAGCTGATAAGATGGGTAAATTAGGAGTTATTACTATTAATGAAGCAAGAGCAATGATAGGATTAAACAGATTAGAAGAAGGTGGAGACCAATTAGTAATGGTCAATCAACTTCAACAAATATCTGAAGAGCTTGGTAAAGCTCAACACAAAGATAGTTTAGCTAATATAAAGAATAGAATAGATGCTTTATTGAAACCAAGTGAACCAATTAAAGAAGAAATAGAACAGGAGGAACAAAATGATTAAGGGATTTGTTAGATTTGTGATTATAGCAGGGTTATTGGTAGCTGCAATATTTTTGTTAAAAGCAATATTTGGAGCAGATGTACCAGTAGCTCTATAAGAAAATAAAATGCTTAAAGTAGAAGAATTCATAGAGGTTATAAAGCTGGATAATCTAGTTGATGCTTATCAAGATGAGCTAGATTATCCTTCATTTAGGGATTGGAGCAAACAGATAGTTATGGTTAGAAAAGAACTAGCTGAGAAACTAATAGACGATAGCTATGTAATTAATGAGATGGTAAAATTCATTGATGATTATATAAGACAAGCAGTAGAACTAGGTATAGTAGTTTTATTAGAAGATATACATAAAGGATTTGAAGTAAAAACATTTAAAACTAAAGCATTAAGCCCAGAAGATTATTTAGTATATGATAGAATATTTAATCAAGAGATGGCAGTATTTGGAATTCATAATGAACCAAGATTGTGGGGTATATTAGGAGTAGGGTATGGTCAAGGAGTAGATGTAGGAATGGGTGATTTAGGAATACCCTCTAATGAAACTGATTGGCAACTATTCAGAGAGACTGCAGCATATAGACAATTAGCTTATTCAAACTTACAACACATATCAAATAATTTAGGGCATCATATAAAAGGAGTAGTAGCAGCTGGAGTAACTGAAGGAGTTAATCCATATGAAATAGCAAGAAGATTGAGAGAAATAAAAATAGGACCTAAAATAGTTAAAGTAAAACCTAAAATAGTAAATGGAAAAGTAGTAAGACAAGGATATAAATATACAATACCTCAAAAGAGATATGCAGAAATGATTGCAAGAACAGAATCATCAAGAGCAATTAATCAGGGAAGATTAGATGCATATAGAAGAGGTGAAATAAAACAAGTAGAATTTTTAAGTGCAGGAGATAATAGAGTATGTTCTGAATGTTTGGATTATGATGGAAATAAATATCCAATAGATAATGCTCCGCTAATCCCAATCCACACTGCATGCAGATGCACATATATCTCCTCTGGAAAAATAACTGATGAAGGGAAGAGTTCAGTAAGGCAGGCTTTAGAAGTTTCAGTCGGTGAAAATTTATTTAGAGATTCTTTTACTAAAGATTATAAAAATAATATATCTTTATTAAAGTCAGATTTAAGTACTTTTAAAAATAATTATTCAGAATTATCTTCTATTCAAAGAAAACAATTTTTAAGAAATGTTTTAAATCAATATAATCAAGTGGGTATAATCCCAAAAGTAGCACACTCGAATTTAGATAATGTTGGAATTATGGTGTTACAATCAAAGAAATTAGAAATGTTACAAGCAAGACAAAAAGTATTTTTAAAATTGGGGGTGGGGGAAAAGAAATCATTGATGTTTATTGGAACAGATAAAATAAAAGTTTTGAGTAGTTATTTAAAACCAGGAATAGATGATATTTATATAAAAAGATTAATTAGTTATGCTAAAAAGAAAAATTATGGAGGGTTTTCTTGGTCGGCAAATAATATTATTAATGGCTTTCAAAAAGGAAAATCTATAAATATTATCCATTTATCCAAATTTAAGGATAGTTTAATTCAATTTACTAAATATAACAAGTTATATTTAGATGGAGTAAAAGGGCATTCTTTAATTCATGAATTAGGTCATACAGTATATTACAATAAAAATATTAATAATTATCAAATATATCCAAATTCATGGGGTAACATTTGGACTATGACAGAACAAATGCCAACTAAGTATGCAAATGAATCAATTTTGGAAGGATTTGCGGAATGCTTAGCTTCTAAATATACGGGTTCTTACAAATTAGATTCTGGGGTATCCAATTTTCTTAATCAATTAGAGGATAGATTATTAAGACAATGAAAAGTAAAATACAATTAGATGATTTAGAATTATTTGTTATATCGAAAAGGAATAAGGTAGAATCTTTTGAAGGGAATACTTTGATTGAAGCTTTAATAAAAGATTATTTTGAGAAACCTATTAGCATTATAACATCAGGTAAAGATGATAACAAATTTAAAGTTAATTCTTCTGTGGCAAAGACTTTAATGCCAGGAAGTAGAGATTATATAATGTCGGTATTAATAGAAAAAATACAGAACGAATTAGGGGCAGAAATAATATATAATATAGAAGAGGATAAATAAAATGCAATGTAAAAAATGTAAATCATTTAAAGTATTACAAACAAAAGAAGGAAAATTATATTGCATGAGTTGTGGGTATGTTGGTTTAATAAATAAGAAGAAGGGAAACTTCATCACAAGGATGTTTACGAAATGACAAACAGATTAAAATTTTTTATATTTGTATTTTCTTTATCTATAGCTATAGGTATATTGGGTTTCTTGAGTAAAACTAGCCCTTTAGTATGTGGAGATATTTCTAACCAGTATATCTATAGCCCACAGAAAGAGGGCTTTTTATTTGGAGAAAATATGAAAAAAATAGCAGGAAGAGTCGGGCATAAATCCAATTGTCAATGTTGCATATGTAAATCAATAAGAGGAGAAACTAAAGGAATTCCTAAAACGAAAGAGCACATTCAGCATTTTAAAGAGGCTAACAATATTGGTAGATGGAAGAAAGGAAGTATTCCTTGGAATAAACAAAAACAAACAGAAATAAAATGTTTGTATTGTGCGGAATTATTTTTTGTATCTAAAAGTAGAAAAGATAGAAAGTATTGTAGTAAAGAGTGTTTTGATGAAAGTAGAAGAGGAACAAAAATAAACCATAAACTTGAGTGTCAGTGTGGTATATGTAAAGCTAAACGTAAAGAATTTGTTGGGGTAAACCACCCAAGATACAAAGAAAAAATTAATATTATTTGTGAACAATGTGGGAAAATTTTTAATGTTCCTTTCTGTAGAAAAAAGGAGGCTAAATTTTGTTCTTGTAAATGTGCTGGATTGTACCGAAAAGAACATTTTTCTGATGAGACAAGAGAAAAACTGAGAAATTTCTCTATAGGAAAAACTTGGGAAGAAATACATGGAGTAAAAAAGGCTCATGACATGAAAAGAAATCAAAGTTTATTTTTAGGTGGTACAGGAATACCTTATGAAATTACTGAGTATGGGGGAGAATTTAATGAAACTTTAAAAGAAAAAGTCAGAAACAGAGATAACAGAACTTGTCAAATATGCAAAAAAATAGAAGAAGAAAATGGTAGAAAATTAGAAGTACATCATATAGATTCTGATAAAAAGAATAATGATATAAATAATTTAATAGCTCTTTGTTTATCTTGTCATAGTAAGACAAAAGGAGAAAGAGACTACTGGAAGAATTTACTTTATTTGTGTAATAATTTTAGAATAGAAATAAAGAAAATATAATGAAAAAAGAATTTTCATTTCATATTGGCTGCAATCATTCGGGCAAGGGAGATAAAGACCGTTCTTTATACGGAGATGGTAAGAAACAATATAGAAATACATTCGATAATATAT